ACCAGCGCAGGAGAGGAGGTCCTACCAGCACGCGCTCAGCGCGTCCGCGTGTCTACGGTGCGACTCAGGCAAAACGTCTGGCGCTACTGCGCTGCGTGGCTCCGCGGGTAGTACCGGTGGCCAATCGATCCAAGCGAGGCTTCGACACCGCGGGGCACCCAATTCACTGGGAGCAGGTGCACGCGGAATTCAAGAGAGACCATCCTGAGTATCGAGGCTCGGCCGAAGCTCTCGAGCGAGCATACCGCCGGGCAAAGACTGATCGGCGCGTGTGCGAACTCTACTTCGACGGCGCGTTACGCAACTGGGCGGAGCAGGCCGATCGCTTGCGACACACGTTGAGGACGCTTGGGATGGCGGGCTTGCGGCCAGAGGACGTCTTCGTGCGGTTCGTCACTACCGACGGCAGCTACGAGCCGGATACCCGTGGTCTCTCGCCCGAGCTGGCTTCTGCGATCAAGCACATGGCCTCATACAAGAAGTGGATGAACATATCATTCAAGCTCTCGCCAGGCCCGGGCCGCGCCTTTGAGCGAGCAGTCTCTAACAGCTGTGGGTTGACTGTCGCCCACCGTGTGGCCTACCCCCGAGACCAGCGCTTCTGCGAAGGCCCGCACTGCCGCAAGTGCAAGGTAGGAGCGGGACTCGTGAAGGTCGGCTTGGCCCGCCAGGAGGATCTTGTCGAGCTCACGGCCGCGGGAGCAGGGGAGAGACACCGGCGCAGACTCGATGAGTCCGCACAGAGATTGCGCAAGCTCTTCGAATCGATTGACAACCGATCACGTGGTTGACGTACTTGGCGCGACAACCGTATGTGCCTACTCGCCCTCCTGCAGACCGTGCTCATCACCCACTAGCAGTCATCCGTTTGATGTGGTAGAATACCACTGACAGAATCAGGCCCCTGGCCCTGTGGGTTTGGGGTGAAGAGCTGGCGTCGCGAAGCCGGCGTCTGAGCTGAGATAGGGTCTAGCTAACCCGAGTCTGAGCCCAGGGGCTGGCTGTCTCTTTTTGGGGTGCACTCTCGTGATCGGCCGCCAATGCGGCTGAGGGAAGAGGTGGGATGATGGACCAGGCGCCAGATCGTGTCGCGAGTGGATCAGCTGGTACCTTGACGGAGACCGTCTATGCCTCCGGCATCCCTGTGCACTGCGCGCACGACGTGCTCGCCGATGTCGAGACGCTCATCCCCAATCCGCGAAATCCGAACCGCCACAGCGACGAGCAGCTCCGTCTGCTCTCGAAGATCATCAAGCATCAGGGCTGGCGCGCGCCCATCACGGTCTCGAATCGCTCGGGCTTCATCGTCCGGGGACACGGCCGGCTGGCGGCGGCGAAGCTGCTCGGTGTTGACCTAGTGCCCGTGGACCGCCAGGACTATGCCACCGAGGCGGAGGAATGGGCGGACCTCATCGCCGATAACCGTCTCAGCGAACTGTCGGAGATGGACAACCCCACCCTCAAGGAGCTGCTCCAGCAACTGGACTCAGGGATGCTCGAGGTCGCGGGCGCGAACCTGGAGCTCACCGGCTATACTGACCAGGCGCTGGCCGAGCTGATGGCGCAGTTCGAGCCTGAGGAAGAGCCTCAGGAGGTCGAGGCGCCGGAGCCCCCTGCACACCCGGTGACGCGGCCGGGCGATCTCTGGCTCCTGGGCCGGGTCGCACGCTGCCCGCGCTGTGGGAGGCTCACTGATGTCTGAGTGCACCTGTCACCACTGCGGGCATCGGTTCGAAGCGGAGCCGCAGGCGAAGCATCGCGTGCTCTGCGGCGATGCCACCAGTCAGGCGGATCTGGCGGCACTGGCTTCTGGTGAAACCCCTGAGCTGCTGGCAACCGATCCGCCCTACAACGTCGGCCTCGGATATGACGAGGAAACCGATGACAGCAAGAGCGCAGAGGCCTATCGGGAGTTCACTCGGCGGTGGTTCGAGGCGGCGCGCGTTCTCAGCCAACGGCAGATCGTCACGCCCGGCTGCAACAACCTCTCCCTGTGGCTGCGGCTCTTCTCTCCCTACCACGTGGCGCCGTGGACAAAGACCAATGCGATGACAAATGGCAAGGTCTCCCGCTTCTGGTGCTGGGAGCCGATCCTGTTCTTCGGGGAGCGCTGGCCCCGCACGCGGCCCAACGACGTCTTCGACTTCCCGGCCGGCACCCACAAGGGTACCGGCGGCCACCCCTGTCCCAAGCCGGTGCGGATGTGGGCCGACCTCCTGAGCAACTATGCCGGCGATGGCGCGGCAATCCTCGAGCCGTTCCTGGGCAGCGGCACGACGTTGGTGGCTGCTGAGCAAGTGGGTCGGAGGTGTCTGGGCATGGACATCTCTCCCGCCTATGTGGATGTCGCGCTGATCCGCTGGACGAGCCTCACCGGAAAGCAGCCGACCCTTGCCGCCACTGGCCAGACCTTCGCGGAGGTGCGCGATGAGCGGAACGGTCCCTGAGCCAACAGGCCGGGATGGCGGCCCGGAGGGCCTAGTCATTGAATGCACCTGCGGACACTGCGGCAAACGGTTCACCGCGGTCCCGATGCCACAGCATCGCGTGCTCTGCGCGGACTCCACTGATCCGACCGCAGTCGGAAGACTGGTGGCCGGAGAGAAGGCGGGCCTTCTTGCGACTGATCCTCCCTACGGCGTGGCCTACGATGGCAACGCGCACCGCCGGGAGCACGGCGGGGGGCGAATCTACAATCCCATCGCCAACGACGATCTGGAGGGACCCGCGCTGGAGGCCTTCCTGACGGCCGCCTTCCGGGCGGCCGCCATTCATACCACCGAAGACGCCGCCTGGTATATCTGGCATGCCTCGACCACCCGTCCGGCATTCCTGGCCGCTCTCGCCTCCGTGGGCGTGCAAGTGCACCAGGAGATCGTCTGGGTCAAGGAGGGTTTCCAGTTCAGCCGCTCCGACTACCACTGGCAGCACGAGCCGTGCCTGTATGGGTGGCGAGAACGGCACACGTTTCTCGGTGAGCGCAACCAGTCGACGGTCTGGCAGATCGCCCGGCAGAGCGAGCACCAGCACCCGACCACGAAGCCGACGGAGCTCTGGCGCGTTCCGGTGCGCAACCACCTCGCCCCCGGCGAGATCATGCTGGACCTGTTCCTGGGCAGCGGCCCGGCGGTGATCGCAGCCCAGCAGTTGGGCTGCCGCGCCTTCGGGATGGAACTGAGTCCGGCCTACGTGGACGTGTCGGTGCTCCGCTGGCAAACGCTCACCGGCAAGGAGGCAGTGCTGGAGGCGACGGGGCAGAGCTTCTCCGAGGCGGCCGAGGCGCGCGGAGTGGAGAGCGAGTGCTGACATGACCGATGATGTTCAAGAACAACCGAAGAACAACCTGGGCGGCGTTACCGGCAAGGGATTCCTGCCCGGCCAATCCGGCAATCCCGGGGGCCGGCCCCGGGGCAGCAAGAGTCTGCGCAATCTGCTGATCGAGGCTTTGCGCAAGAAGGCGAAGGACGGCAAGGGCGGTGAGAAGGAGTTCTACGAGCTGCTCACCGAGTCCATCGTAGTGAACGCGGCAAAGGGCAATGCGGCCATGGTGCGGCTTATCTTCGACTACCACGATGGGCCGCCGCCCCAGAAGCACGAGCTAACTGAGTTCATCTACCAGGGGACCGAGCTGCGCGAGACCGTCCGCAGAGTGGCGGAGTTGATGAGGGACTTCGTTCCCCGGGAGCGATGGGATGAGCTGGCCGCGCGCATCAACGAGATCGACAGCGCCACCGCCGAGTAGCCTGCTAGGCATAATCGCCCGCGAGTTCATGGCCCAGGCGGCGGAGGCCTCCTTCGCATGCTACCGGAACAGTCCAGACCGCTTCGTGCTGGAGTGCTTCGAGTGGGGCGAGGGCGAGGGGCCGACGCCATATCAGCGCGAGATTCTGCGGGAGATCGTGAGACGTAGGCGGGTCGCGGTGCGCTCCCCCCATGGTAGCGGGAAGACCGCGCTGGCTGCCTGGATCGCGCTCTGGTTCGCGTTGACCCGCGACGCATCGGGCGCGGGCGACTGGAAGATCGTGATGACGGCCAGCGCCTGGCGGCAACTCTCGCACTACCTGGCGCCGGAGATTCACAAGTGGTCGCGGCGCCTGCGCTGGGACAAGCTGGGGCGTGGGCCATTCGACCAGCGGACGGAGCTGCTCCAGCTCATGCTCAACCTCCAGCACGGCCAGGCCTTCTGCGCGGCCTCGGACAAGCCGGACTTGATCGAAGGCGCCCACGCCGACCGGCTGCTGTATGTGTTCGACGAGGCGAAGGCAATACCGGGAGCGACATGGGACGCGGCGGAGGGCGCGCTGGCGTCGGGTGACTGCATGGCGCTGGCGATCTCCACGCCGGGAGAACCACAGGGGCGCTTCTACGACATCCACAGTCGCAAGCCAGGGTTCGAGGATTGGTGGGTGCGCCACGTGACGCTGGAGGAGTGCATCGCGGCCGGCAGAGTGCTGCCGGAGTGGGCCGAGCAGCGGCGTCTGCAGTGGGGCGAAGGCTCGGCGGTCTACCAGAACCGCGTGCTGGGTGAGTTCGCGGCAAGCGATGCCGATGGCATCATCCCGCTGGCATGGGTAGTGGCTGCCAACGAGCGCTGGGAAGTGCTGAACGACATCGATGACTGGGGCGAGTTGACCTGCGTCGGCGTAGACGTGGCTCGCAGTGGCGAGGACCGGACCGTGCTTGCTGTACGCCATGGTGACGCGATCCGCGAACTGCGGAAGTTCCCACGGCAAGACACGATGCAGACGACTGGCGAGGCCGTCTCAGCAATCGCCGGGACTGAGGCGTATGCGATCGTGGACGTGATCGGGATCGGCGCCGGCGTGGTCGACAGGATGCGTGAGCAGGGAGCAAACGTCCAGTCATTCAACGCCGGCGAGCATACCGACTGGCAGGACGTGAGCCAGACGCTGCAATTCGCCAACCTGCGCTCGGCCGCCTGGTGGAGCTTGCGGGAGTTACTTGACCCGGCACAGGGGCACGCGATCGCGCTGCCGCCCGACGACATGCTGACGGGCGACCTGACGGCGCCGCATTGGAGGATGAGCAGCGGGGGGAAGATCGTGCTGGAGAGCAAGGACGACATCCGCAGGCGGATCGGGCGGAGCACAGATGATGGGGACGCCGTGGTCCAAGCATTTTGGCAGAGCACGGCACTCGTCGGCGGGTTCTTGGCGTGAGCCGTGGTGCAGGAAACCGGCGCTCCTCCGCGAAGACCCACCCGCCGAGGATCGGGTGGGGTCAGTCGCTTGCCGTGGGACGACGCGCAACGCTGGCACGGGAACCGCTGGGCTCGCGTGCGCCTTGACCGCTGACTCGGCGGGTTCGCGCGATTCCAGGCATTCTCGCCCAGACAGCGCCCAAACGGCGCGCCACGTTGGCTTCAGCGGCGCGTTCGGCAGGGAGGTGGAGGTAGGGGCGCGGCGGGAATCGCGAGTCCCAGGGTCCTTGTCGCCCGTCAGGTTCTCCCTGGCCCGCTCGTACCGTCCCGTGGTTCTGGGTCGGTGTGGCCCAAGGGAAACCCGGGGTGAGGCCCCAGCGCTGGCGTTGAAGGGCCGAATAGGAACACGGTTGACCTGTCCCACAGTTCCCCCAGAGCCCTGTACAGCACCGGATGATCCAAGGCACTGATAGGCTTACCCGTCGCTATTCGGAAGTCGATGAAACTCCCGTAGCAGTGGTTCGGACTGCCTATCTTCTGCATCAGTACGTCAAGAAGCACCTCCCCTCTGGCGACAGCGCCCAACAGCCCTTCGCATTCCTGAAGAGACAAGACCTGACAGGGCAAGGTATCCGGGTCACTCAGGATGCGCTCCATCTGGAGAGTCTGCTGGATATACTCCGTCGTCGGCGCGAACATCGGGACCGCCTCCCAGCTCACGATGACAGGCAGGAACTTGGAGAAGCGAGAAGCATCGGCCGCGCCGAGCTTGAAACAGCCATCGCGGAAGTCGCGGATCACCCTGTGCAGCTGTGCCGCCTTGCACAGCACGACCTTCCTCAAGTCTTCTCTGAACGCCGCCGCGTCGGCCCGCGTCTTTGCCTTCATGCCGATCCCGGAAGTTGTGACCTCGAACAGGACTAGCGTATCGCCGCCATCAAGCATGATGTCTGTCGGGTCGTACTGCTTCTTCTTGACTTTGTACGGCAAGTCTTGGTCGAGCCAGAGCTTACGGTCACCAGCCTGCCTGGGATAGACGGCCTCGAACAAACTGTCGACATAGGACTCCAGGAGTCTCCCCCAAGAATGGGTGAACGCGTTAGTAGCCTTCCCCGTTCTTTTCCTCCAGGTACCCGCAAGGACGTGATAGATACCCGTCAGCGAGAAACGCTCGAACACGAACTGCGGCAGCGTCACGCAGTACCGCCCATTCGGCAAGCGAATCAGCGGCCGCCTCGCAAGCGGCAGCCAGTCCGGTGGATAGGTGTGCCTGCTACCCAGGTCCTCGTAAGCACGGCGAAGATCGGTCAGGGTGCCAGACATAAGCTCGATGAACCGTTGAGCCTCGCCCCTATCGAATCCGTTCGGGAAGAACTCGTTCGGCTCAAGTCCATCGAAGGGCTCGGTAGACTCGTTAGCATCGTTGGAACCAGGGTCCACCCTGGAGACTACGCTCATCGCCATCGCAAGCAGATCTCGCCAGTCGAAACCCTCCGCTCTCGCGATCTCGTCAGAGAGGTCGATCTGCATCCCCCGTTTGGAGACAGCTAGCTGCGTTGCTGTCCGGTTCAGTACCTCGTACGTCCGTGCCAAGAGGGAATTCGGCAGGTCGCGAGTCTCCACATGGCTTCCAGCTGCGATCACGGACAGGGCCTCGTCAGATGTCAGGCCCACCCGTCGCGGGATCTTGCTCCGCATGTCGCCTTCAATCGCCTCCGAGATCATCATCAGCCATTGCCAGAACCGCGCTTCCGCTACCGAAGGATCGGCAATACGCGGATCATCCAATCTGGCAGCGAACGCGAGTTCTCGCCACGCCGCCACTATCTGGCTAGGCTCGGCCAGGGCCAGTACGGAGTCCCCTGTGCCCAGGCATCCGCCAATAGCGTCACGGACCTTGGCGGACCGTACCATGCTAAGCACGGAGCGCTGCGCCGCCTCTCGATCCCGGACGCTGTATAGCACTAGCCCGATGAGCGAAAGGCACAGGGCTGCCTGCGAGACGGGGAGCTCTCGCGCTACGGCCGCTACCTCACCCCAGTCTGCAGGAGGAGCGACAATGCCAGCTTCCTCCCTGGTCACACGAGTTCGCTTGAACCGAATACCTCGTTGCATAGCAGCACTCCCGCTCGCCTAGTAGGTCAACCGGCTCTCCTGCGCTGTGGTTATCCCTGTGCGTGTCTGCTTACCTGCCTACCCACCTGAAAGCATCGAGGGTGCGTGCCGGACATCCGCGCGTCACGTTGGCTGCAGGGCGCGTTCGGGAGCGGGGTGGTGGTAGGACCGCGGTGATATGCGGGTACCCCCTCGCCCCAGAACGGTGCGGTTAGTCGTCGTCCGGACCGGCCGTGCTGAACGCGGCCCAGACCGGGCAGTGATCGGAGATCGTCTTGCGCACCTTCAGATGAGGGTGGGGGTCGCGAGTGTAGAAGTGCTTGTAGGTGTAGTCGATGCCGCTGCGCCCCGTGTACTCCCTGCCGGTGTAGCCGGAGTCCGCCCAGATGTTGTCGTACCAGGCTGCGCCCACGCTGTCTTTGCGCGTACCGTAGGTAGTGAACGTGGTGTTGTCGCCGGTGATCAGGTGCGCCAGCTTCAGTTCATCGCGCAGCGGCGCGAATGCCGCGTGGGTCGGCCGGTTCCGGTTGAAGTCCCCCATCAGCAGCAGGTCGTTCTCTTTCTGGTCGCGCGACTGCACGTAGAGCCAGACGTTCTTGAGGCGCTGCACTTCCTCTGTTCGCTTGCTCTCGGGAGTCGCAAAGGTGACGTGGATGGTGACGAGCGTGAAGTCGAACTGCCCCGATTTGAAGGTGGCGTAGAACGGAGGGCGGGAGAAGCTTCTGGCGCTCGACTGCGGGTAGATGCCGCGCGGCCCCTTCACCTCCTGCACGCGATCAGTGCGGTAGAGGAAAGCGTAGTACTCGGCCGCGTTGCCCTTCCCCACCTTCCTGGACACGACGGCCTTCCAGGGCACGCCGGTCTCCTTCTCCACCGCCGCACGGAGGTCGTCCAGTCTCGCCGGCGATCTCACTTCCTGGAGAGCGACGATGTCATACTGGGCGATGACATGGGCGCGGTTGGCGACAGGTGTGCTCGGGTACAGGTTCAGCACGTTCCAGGAGGCGAT